ATTTCACAGACTGTTGGGTCACCCCATAAAGGAGATATGTCAACATTTTTAGTTAGATTAATTATTTGAGGTAATGAATTTAAATCTGTTGACGACCTGAATCTACTGCCCGCAACTTGAGCTTCACTCGCAAGACCAATTCTTATTAAATCTTGTGGTGTTAATGAAAACTCACCAATGTCCGATAAATCAACATCCATAACAATATTTTGTTCCCCTAAAGGAACTCCCATTATCATGTAATCACCACTCTCATTTGTCTTAGCTGTATATCTATAATACGTATCAAAAATTTCAACCGCGGTTGTATCTATTAACACGTCAGACCTTGTCGGTAATGTCCCCGTTGCCGAGTGAGTGGAATAAGAATTTTCGTATGGTAAAAGATTATATCTAAACCCATCTTCATTTTTATCACTTGGAGACTTGTAAGGGTATATACTTGAAATTAATGGGTTTGACTCATCTATTGGAGTAATGGGTATAAATACAGATACTCGAGCATTAGGTAACCCTAAACCATTATTAGCGGTTACCCTACCGACAAGAACACCATAATCCGCACAACTTCTTGTGTAAACATCAGATTGTTGTATCTTTAACGATAAAATTTCCAAAAACTCAAAGTCTTGGTCTAACTGTATATTAATCGTTTTGTTAGCCCCGAGTTCAGTTTTTATTCTATATGATTGACCCATGTAATGTCTTTAATTTATAAATAGTTTATGTGTTAATTTTAAAGTATAAACACACTCTTTTAAAATTATAAACTAAACGATTCGAGAATAAACCTATTAAGAGAAGGTAACTGATTGGAAATTTTTAACCGAAACTCTAATGTCTTTGTTTGGATACCGAATTTGATATACTTGTGAGGGTTGAGCAAATACCGTATCATCAACAGGAGCAATTTCTTTAGTTTCAGGATTTGAATATTCCATTGAGGTTTCTGCTGAAGAATACTGACCACCCACATTATTGTAAACATTAATTCCTGCAACAGTTAATACCCCATTTTGATTTTGGATAATACTTCTTAATTCAGAAAGATATACGTTTTGACCTAATTCCCTTACTTGTGGGTTAAAGTACGCCGAAATCTTATCAACAACATCTGTAATAACTTGTCCTGAGTTTTGAGCAGAATCTAATACAATTTGAACATCAATGCTAAGGTCAATAACCTCAGCGGTTAAGATTGAAATGTAGTCATTCATCATTCTATAATTTGATAGGTATGTTGCAACATTTTGTCTCAAAGTGTCAGAAACAATATTGGTTAATTTACCTGAAGTGTCGTAAGATAATAACTGAATTAATATTTTGTTATTATTTTCAGTTATTGAAACTTTTGCAGGTGCTCCAAATTCTGATGGCATATTTCTGATTATAGACTCATAGTCTTGAACTGTAACCGCTCTTTTCTGAGCCGAGAAGTTAAATGAGACGTAGTTTCTAATTTCTTCTAAAGACGGGAGACCTGCTCCACCAATTGCCGCAGTTACGTTGGTACACCTTAATGAGTTAACTACCGAAGAATTTGTTAATTCTGAAGGACCGTTAACATAGAACGATACTGTACCAATTTGATTAATTACATTGGTACCTAAGTTTGTTGCCAAACCACCACCTACTCTGTACTGAACAAATAGTGTTGAGTTTGGAGTTAATGCTGAACCTAATGAGAAATTGTTTGAATATCTTTGTAAGTCTAATGTAGTTCCTAATGTTGTGAATTGATTTAAAGCGTCTTGAGCTGTATTGGTACCACCTCCAAATGTCATCTTCTTAAACCCTTCAGGGGTATACTCACTAATGTACCTATCTTGAGTTTGAATATATCTACCAACTTTAATTCCTGGTTGGTCCGACACCTTTGTTGGGTCCTCTATGAATACTCTATCTTCAGCCAAAGCGTCAACTTCATACCATCTATTTGAAACACCTAAGAACTCAGCACTTGTTGGTATGTTAGTATATTCGGTACCACTTTTAAGTAATACACTGGTGATACCTAAAACATTTTTTTCAGGTAAGAATAATTCGAAAAATGGTCTAACATCATTTGGACTAATAACTCTTTTGAATACTTTAGTTATACCATTGACCACCAGTTCTCGTTTAGTAATTGTATAATTAATTAAAACATTATTGGCGTTGAAATTAGGTATTTTTAATCTATTTGGAAAACCTTGAGCATTGTATGGTGAAGTAAAATCAATATCATATATGTTTTCAAATACAATACCTGCACCAGTTACTTGTGAACCTCTTGTTAATGTACCCAAATATCTTTCGTCTTCTTTATCTCCAAATGCCGGTACAGTAATTGAGAAGTCGACAAGAGCAACTGAAGGTCTTTGCCCCGGTAATTTTAGGCCATAGGTTCTTGCTATGTTATAAATTGAAGACCTTTGTTGGGCGTATTGAAGGACTGTCTCTTGAATACTTCTATCGATATGGTAATGTAAGTTATCGGCTACGGCTGCATTTAAATCTAAAAAGACCGAAAATACTGATGCGTCATTAAAATCCTGTATAAGTTCAGGGTAATATGTTCTCACATAATTTAGTAATTCAGTTCTTATACCCTGATAATCTCTGGTTGTATACGATATTTTACGATTTGCCATCTATATTAAATATTAATAATAACAAAATCACTCTGAGCAAATGTGTTACTATCTACTGAGTAATCTATTTTAATTTTTGCAGTGTATTCTGAAGTCCCTTTTCCAGGAAACCTATAAATTGGTGACTCACTAGTCCCTACTATATTTTGTCCTTCTGCAATATCCACCTCTTCCATTGGGTCTGCGGGTGTGATTGAGATATTATTTAATAGTAAATTTGGCATGTATCTTGATACCGCTTCTCTGATATCAGATTGAATAGCATCAAATGTAAGACCATCAAAAGGTTCAAATAAAAATTCATATAATCTTGTTCCAAAATCAGGTAAGTAATATCTTGTTCCCTTTCTGGTTAATAATAAGTGAACTAAATCCGCTTTAATCTGTTGAGCCTCAAACTCTGTTAATTGTAAGTAATCCCCTCTTTTAGAATCTCTAAAAGGAAAATTAATACCATATGTAGTTCCATCTGCCATAACTATAAATATAATACCCTCGTTTTTCCTTATAAATAGCACAAAATAAATAATCCCGATGTTGGTCGGGATTATTTATTTTATTAAGATGAACAACCGAAACACTCGATTTCAATACCCTCAGGTTTTGGTGGTAAATTCATATTGGTGTAATCTATCTTCGGAGTTTCCACCGTTTGTTTTGGTTTCTGTACTTTAGATAAATCAACCGCTAAGTGTTTTGCTCCTGTTGAAATCGCCTTTGTTCTAACATAGTAACATAATGTCTTTAAACCTTTTTCCCACGAGTGAAAATGTGATGATGTGATTTTAGACAACGTAGGATTACTCATATAGATGTTCATAGATTGTGATTGGTCTATAAACGGAGCTCTGTCCGCCGCCATATCAATCAATTCTCTTTGTGAAATTTCCCAAATCGTTTTGTATTTTGGAATCAAGTGTTCAATTCTCTTAACCTTCTTATTGTAATTTCTATCTTCAGGGTCAAGGTATTGATTAAAGTTAATGTTTTGAATTGAACCTTCGTTCACAATGATTTCATTTTTCAAATCTTCACACCATACCCCTATTTTTTCAAAATCATTAATTAAGTATTTGTTAACAATCATGATTTCACCACCAACAACTCTTCTGTTAAATAACGCTGAGTGAGCGGGTTCTGTCATTTCAAATGAACCTGTAATCTTAGCTGAAGACGCAACTGGCATCTGAGCCGTGAATAGTGAGTTACAAACTCCATATTCTTTTACGTCATTTTTTAAAGTTACCCAATCCAAAAATAATTCAGATTCATTTAATCCCCACATATCAAATTGGAAAATACCTTTAGACATTGGTGACCCTTCAAAGAATTTATACGGTTTTCTAATACCTTTTTTACACAAGTCGTTACTTTCAGTGATAGCCGCGAAGTAGATAGCTTCGAATATATTTTTGTTTAAAATTTTTGCCTCTTCAGATGTGAAAATGTAATCCAT